CAGCGGTTTGACCCGCAAGATGTGGCGCGTCAAAGAATGGTGCCATTCGATACACGGAACCGTAACGGATAACGTCCATAGCGGATTCTGGTAGGCCAGTGACCGTGGCGAAGTCGTCAGTCAAGTTGGATAGTTGTGTTGGTTGCTTCGTGTAAACGACCCGGATGCTTCTGCCCGGGTTGATCCCATCGTAAATAGATACGGTGGAGCCGGAAGGGAACTTGGTGGGGTCAGCGTTCTTGTCAACACGCCAACGGCGTATCGGTTCCCATTCTTTAGAAGGGCCGATAGTCTCATAGGATATAGACAAAATGTCTAGGGCACCGGCAGGTAAAGCGTACGTTACCACCACGGGGTTCGACACGATGGTGACTGTGCCGACAGCGTACAAGTCGGGGAAAACGGAAAGTATAGTTTCGTTAATGGCACTTAAAGCAAATGAACGTGGGATTAGTGGGGCAGCCACAATCCTATTATCGGACAAATGTGATACCGCAGTGGTACCACGGTAACCGCGACCGTAAGGTGCAATGGTTACTGTACCTGCGGAAGTGTCAACAGATTTTACTTGCATAAGTTCCGTACCAATTTCGGTGAGACCCTTAGAAAGAATTGAAGCGTCATCAACAGTAAACGTCAAGTCCGTGGAGTTGATATCCTGAGTGATGTGCGTTTCTTGATCCTGATGCGTGGACATCCCGTACATGTACATGAGAGTCGAGTCAATAAGGTTACTTAAAGTAGGCATCAGATTTCACCCGTCTTAGCGAACGTTGCCGACTGCTTAGATCGGATAAACTTCGCGGGTGGATCTTTCTCAGCATTGTACGGTCTACCTAAAAGTTTTGTTGCAGTTTTTGCTAACTCAATCTTGTTCATCGTGGTGCCTTCAGGTTGGATTCCTTCGGCACGAACCGAACGGTACTCTTTCAATTCACGATCTGTTTGTTCATACGATTCCTTGAACTCACTGGTCATTACTGCACCAATCGAAATGTTTGCTGCACGGGCACACTCACCCCATGAGGCGTGACCACCAGTGGGGCATCCTGTTCGGCAATTCATTTAAGCCACCTCTACTAAATCTTCAAAACCGGCAGTGGTAACAGCGTCATACTCGGTTTGGTTTAATTGGTACTGGTGACCGCCAGCAAAATAGTAGTCAGCGTCCTTGATTTCGTTTTGGGTAACGTACTCTGCTTCTTCCCCAGTCGAACCAGTGATGAGTAGTGACACTCCACTGTCTAACGTGTACCTTCCAAACAGGCGGTCGTTCGAGTAGCCGTACCGTTTCGTTGGAAGTATCAGTCGGTAGATTGGTTGAGAGTCAACGGTAGGCATGTTGGAACCTGCACTCATGCTCACCGTGGATGCAATAACAACCCTGACCGACGTAGGATTAGTCAGTTCCAGATCGGCAGAAAGGTCGGCTGCACCAAAGAAGCGCAACTTACCCACAGCAGTGAGACTAGAAGCCCCCTGTAAGGCCGTATCAGCCAATCTGACGCGAGTTCCCGTCACGGACATGTCCGAAGTACCAACCACTAATGTAACAGCCGAAGTGACCCTTACAACTGACGTGTTAAGGGAAGACTCGGCGGACATAGAAATGCTAGTCACATGAATTTGCGTAACGTTAGCCGTTACGTCAGACTCAAAAGCAAGCGAAGCAAAACCCGAAGCAACTTGGATGATACCTAAATCGTTAACTACCGGACTAGTGATATCAAACATTAGGACAGACTAAGCGTCACCGAAGAAGCAGCAAACTGCAACGTGTCACCAGAAGTGACCGCTTTAGAAACAGACAAAGAACCATAAGCAAGACGCTTAGGTGAACCATTAGAATCATACAACTCCACACCGACAACAGTAGCCGTAGGCATACCAGCGAAGTTTAGTTCAGCACTATTAGTAATAGAACCACCAGAAGCAGTAGTCATAGACATACTCACGCGACCATACGAACCACCAGTAACTTCAGTACCAGCAGAAGCATCGTTACCGTTAGCGGTCATCAACGCAAGCATTACAGGCCCAGTCATGGAGTACGCGGTAGTACCAACAAGAGCATCAAGAAGAGCATTCTCAATAACGTTCGGGAGATTATCAGCCACAGTAAAACCTTTCAAAGAAAAAGAATGGGAAGAAGGAAGGCCCACCCCGCAGGATGGACCCTCCCCCTAAAACACCATCGCTTAAGCGATAGACGAACCGGACTCAATCCGGTACATTGCTGCTTGACGGTACAGTGACCATCCTTGCAGGGAGTACCAGCCGATAGGCCGTTGACGCATCAACTTGTCAACAACGTTACCAATAACCACACCGGGTTCAACAGCAGTCGCCTCAGCAAGTGCTTGCTGACCACAGATCAAAGTACGGTAAACCTTGGCACTAGAAGCACCATCGGTAGCAACGTACGCCCGTGGAGTCTCAATGAAGTACGCCCCACCATAGACACCAGTAGAGAGCGACAGCAAGTTACCAACGTTAGGGTCAGTAAACTTACGGATGTCCTCAAACGAAAGGGAACCAGTCTCCGAACGGAGATCGTGTGCCGCTTCAGGGTGAACGTAAGCCGCGTACAACATGCCGTCCTTAGGGACAGCCTTTGCTGTACGAAGTTTAGCGACAGCCTTACGAATCTCGGCACCACCAAGGGTGTCTGCTGCATCAACAGTAACAGTTGAAGTTGCGTCACCCGAGTACAGTACGTTAGTACCCGTGATCAGTTTATCAACAACAATTTTGTCAATAGAATCCGCCATGTTGAACGCAACAATGTTTGCAATTGCTGGGTCAACGTCAGCGAACGACAGTTCGCCAAGTTTACGCAGGTTCAAAACAACGTTACCGTACTCGTTCAGAGTAACAGAAACAGTTGAAACGTCGCTGATTGCTACCGAGTCAGGATCAACTGCTTCAGTAAGCGCGGTTGTTGCGAGAGCCAGATCGTTGTATAGCGAAAACACAACAGAAGAACCGGGCATAGCCTGTTGCACAGGACGCTTGTCAGCGAGGTTGCGGAACAGTGGTTGTGAACGTAGAGCGAACTCTACATAACGGTCATATGCTGTTTTAACAACACCCGCCATAGCGGAAGTACCAGTGTATGCGTTAGCCATTGTAGTGTTTCACCTCCTTAAAATAGATAGAATGTTTGTCGGAACCTTCGGCTAGTATGCCTCTGGCGCTTGTGAAGTACCAAACAAAATTTTGTTTAACTCTTCAGGACTTCCCGCATTACGGACAAGAGAATCCAACTGGTCTGAACCACCCGAATAGGTAGTCCCACCAGCCTGCGCTTGGGAGATCCTGTTGAGAGAAGCGAAATCTTGTCGCACCTCATTTTCACCTTCAGCATCGGCTTCAGGGTTTGGATTAAAACCGAACACGTCACCGTACTCGTTAATCCAATCTGTTACGTCCTCTTCGGATGTAACGTCGTCAGGAATAAACGCCGAAACTTTCTGCGGTAAACCTAACGAATTGAGTACGTCTTTCACCGAACGATCACGTTGAGTTTTAGTGACAAGAGAATAACTTTCCTGAAGTTCACTAAGTTGCTTCTTTAAGGCAGCGTTCGCCTTCCGCAACTCTTTCATTCCAGTCGAGTTATCTTGCCCACCACGACCGTCGTCGTTAGTGTCCGTATCATCGTCGTCCCATTCGTTGTACTCAGACATACATACTCCCATTCATTTAGATGAAACGTAACCCACACTGTGAACTGGGGAGAACACAATGGCTGCTACTACCGGACTTGCTACATCCCTCGGGCCGGTGGGTCAAGGTAATGGTGGATAGTCTTGGAATCGAACCAAGCGTGAGCGAACTCGACAGATTTACAGTCTGCTTCCACACCTTGTGGACTACCATCCGTGTGCTGACTGCCCCGTAAGCGGTGGCATGCTCATTAACCGCATGAGTCAGCGTCATAGTGCAGAGAGAGCCGTCTCCCTCTGCAACGGAATACATTATCCGTGTCTCTCGTGGACGTGCCCGGAATCGAACCGGGGTTAAGAAGTCTCACGGTTGTCACCAATACAATTTGGTGTCCGATCCACGTTCTACTGCACCTGTCACGCCCGTATTCAGTTATATTGTTCTAGCGTTAGACAACGTGGTAGAGCCAATACCTGACGTGCCACCGAAGCGGGCACGTTCACGGGACTGCAACGTTGTTACTTTCTTTTTAGCCTCAGTGTCAACACCCATAGAAGCAGTCAACGACTCCGTGTCACTAAGAGTACTCTTCTCAATTTCGGCAAGACGCTTCGTTGAATCACGGACAGCGCGACCCGCAGCAGCATCAACAGTAAACCGTTCAACGTTAATATCTGACGATCCTGAAAGGCCAGCAATGCTCTCAGCACCAGCCACATCCAAATTAAGACCAGCGCGAGAAGCATAGCCACCCACAATCGCAGTGTTAGCCAGTTGATTAATTTTGTTTTGGGTACGTGTGGGATCAAGGGCATACTCAACAAGGGTTGCTGGGTCAACATTGTAGAAGCGTTGCAACGAGTCACGAACCTCTTGAGGTGTGTCTCTAACAACCCTCTGGGCGTCTTGAACGCGATCCTGCACCTCATTGACACTTAAACTAAACTTGCCTACAAGGTCAGCGATAGAGTTGTATTCACCCTGTGAACCAGAAACGCCTAGGTAGTTGACCAGTCCTGCTTCACGGAACACTTGGCGGTACTGTGATTCTAGCCGCAAGTACTGTCCTTCGTCTTGAACGTCAGTGACGCCGCGCGCCCGCAAATCAACAAGACCCTTGAAACGAGTCTTGTACTCTGCCGTTTCACGAATCTTTTCCGCAAGAAAATCGTTGTTAGTTGACTGTTGAATAAACCCTTCGATCTGACCGGCAAGAGACTGCATGTTGTACTGCGTCAGTAGTGTGTTAAGGAAACCTCTAGCGGAAGTTTTTTGTTCCTCCCTAAGATTATTGTAGTAATCCTCCTGAGCCTTATCACCAGCAGACTGAACAACAACAGCAGGACTGGAACCACCAAAATCAGGTTGACCAGTTAAAAGTTGACCTCTGTTAAAAGATTCCTGTAAAGCCTGCGCCCTTTGAGCCTGAGCAGCGGCAGCAATATCGTTGGCCTTACGCACTTGAAAAGCAGCCTCAAAAGCACGGCCACGAGCAGTATCCGTACGAGCGCCAGATTCACCTTTAGGAGGGGCCACTCAAATCACCTCAAACCAAACATTTGAAGGATACTAGAACCAGCATCAGTGTACGTTTTCAAAGCGTTCTCCGTCCGATCCCAACGAGGATCTTTCCGAATCATTTTGTCAAACTCATACAACGGAACAATCCCCGCCTTGCCGTCAGCACCAACACCCTGCATACCTTGGCTCAACATTACGTCATTAAAATCAATACTGTCAGGATCAATTTCCAACAGTGAAGCCATGCGTTGCTTGTACGGTGCAGCAATATCGGAAGGGTCGGTACCGGCAGAGATACGATCCGCCCACGCGGGGTAAGAACCAGTCATGTAAGTGTTGCGAATGTTTTGTTTAATACTCTCCAAGTCGGTTCCCCCAAAGGCGCTTGACTCAACGTAACGGGCAACCTGAGCGCTATTAAGGCTCAGCCCGTTCTTGTTAACCCACTGCAACAACTGTGTTTGAACCGTTCCAGCGTCACCACCGGCCTGACCGCCACCAGAAATAAACCTGATCGTTTCCGCACCAATAGCATTATCAAGTTCAATGTCCGACCAGTCGTTGAAACGAGACAACGTAGCCATTTCGTTCAAAACATCTTCGCTAAGAGTTAAACCCTTCTGACGGGCCGTGTAAACAATCGCAGTTTTCTTCGCGTCGACAGACTCTTGATACAAGTTAGTGTTGTTTTGTAAGTCAAGAGCCTGAGCGATCTTAGACTTTTGCTGATCGGAGTCATAAGTAGTAAAGTAATCATAGCCACGGGTAGCGTTGTTAACTTCATCCTGAGTAATAGTTCCCGTAGGGCTAGCCTTAATGATCTTCTTAAGATCCTGAAAGTAACCCTGCAACTCAGGGTTAGACTCAACAAGTAACTTGAAATAAGAATACTTAGCGATAGAATCCGCGATCTCTTCCTGACGCAAACCCTCAACCCTTGCGGCCCGCTTAGCCCTTTTTTCTTTAATAGTTTCAGCCACCAGTGTTCCCACCTAACCTGTTAAAAAACATTTCAAGAACATCAGACTTGATCACATTGTCGGCAAACGCCGGACTATCCTGCAAAATGTTTTTGGCAATAGTATCCCTAGTAACAGTTTGTTCAGTTACACTCTCATTGGAACCAACGCCGGGAGTAGAAACAGTCACCTGCGGTGAGTCCTTCTCAGCGGCAGTGTAAGCCTTCGAGTACTTCTTCAGTTCCCTGTCAGTCAAGTTACGACCAAGCATGTCAACAGCGAAAGTGTTCAACGAGCGAGACACGTCTTCCGAGTCAGTGATAGAGACACTAGTCGAAGTAGTAGGGCCAGTGTATCCACCACCGCCAGAACCGCCACCCTCATCAGGATCTGGTTGGGAGTTAGCATACCAAGGTAGCCAGTCCTCAAAAGAAACCGACCGTGAACCCTCAACGCGAGTGTAAGCGGCATACATGGCGGCAGCGTTACCGACACCATACTTAGCAACACTTAAACCAGTGTCCCTCTGAGACTTACTAATAAACCCAGCCTTGTACAAGTTTTGTGCAATGGCCTTAGATGAAGGATCTTTAGTAGCAAACAGTTCTTCAACACTCTGCTTCAACTGACCGACAGTCATAACGTTCTGTTTGTTAAAGTTCCCACTCAAGTAGTTAGGTACACCAGAAGTGTTCGGTGACCCACTAACAAAGATGGAAGTGTCATCAAAGTCTGCGTTTCCAGTATTGTCAACATTCTCATTATTAACTTTACTCAAAGCGTTATCAAGGATATTAGAATTAGGAGCCATATATTTTCCTAAAGTCGTCGGAAGAAAGATACTTGTCATAAAAATCAGCGAAGCCAATATCGCTTTGCCTTAAATCAAAAGCGGCAGCGTAACCAATGTCTTTCAAAGAATTCCGTATGTCACTGTCACTCGTCTGAGAAAGTTTATCCGATATCGCTTCACGCAACGTCAAATAATCGGACAGTGCCCTCATGGTGCTGTCCTCATTAAGAATCGTTGAGTTCTTGACAAGGATTCTTGCACCAACAATAAAGTCAGGAAGACTATTTTCGTAAGAAGAACGCTCCTGACCCCAAGCCTCATACTTAACAGACAACAAAGCAATAGTCTCATCACGAATATCGCGCAAAGGCTGTGCGTCTTTAACTTGCAGGCTAGAAAAACCAGACTGAACAACTTTACTTTCAATGGCATCCATTAACTGAAAGTACTCCGACCATCCGTCAACAACCTGATTGTTGCGAAGAACCTGATCCGGTTTAAGTTTAGAACGCACAGGTTTACCGTCAGAACCAATCTTCATGCCAGAGAACTCACCGTAAACCGCGTAAGAAAACGGGTCATCAAACGAACCCATGTTGCCAAACATGCCAACAAGTTCAGGGTTTATGTTGTAAAGGTCACGAACCAAACTAGGATTCTCAACGATCCTAGACCAAGTTTTTAAGTTAGGGTTCAAGCCAGTTTCGTTAGCGGAAGTAGAGCGAGTAATAGCAAGATACTCGTAACCGAACTCTTCCTTGAAAGCCTTGATCTTATCAATGTAAGGAATGGATTGGTCGTCAATAAGTTTACGCCAAGAGTCACGCTGCAACTGGTGAGGTGAAGCGTACGCAGACTGGAACGGTGCAATAGCAGCGGCACCAATCTGCCAGCGCCAAAACTTGTCAACGTCACTTTCAATCTTAGCGTAATCTTTAGAAGAAATGTTTCTACCTTCAAGTTGAGCGTTAATGTACGCATCCTCAACCATGTCGTTAAACAAAGAAATGTAAGCAGTGTCGGAAGTTTCACCCTGCCACATTTGCTTAACCCTACGAACAAACGTAGGAAGCATCGAATCAACAAGGTTAGTGTTGACGTTACCGTTAGGAACAATCTGGCGGTAAATGTTTTCACCAACAATGTTCTTTAACAGTTCCTGATCTTCAGGTTTGTTGCGAAGGATAGCAGCCAGCGGGACAGCAAGACCCGGACCTGCACCGGGAAACCAAAACTCCGCACCGGGAAAGACAACGTTCGCACCGGACTGGCGCACACGCATCGGCTGACCCGGAGAAATGATTCCCCTCTTTTGAAGAATGTTGTTAATCTCTCTGGGCAAAATAACCCAAGTGTTTTCATCCTTAAGCATGTTTGAGCGAGCAACAGGATCGCCGTTCTCGTCAACAACCATACCCATGTAGTTAGGAACATTCCACAAAAGATTACCGTAACCAAGAACGGCAGGGTTCGCGTAAGCAATACGACCCCACGTGCGGATAGCGTTCTCAAAGGCAGGGAAGAAAGGTGACACCCAGCGCAGTAACTGTGAAACGTTAGACAACTCTTCAATTGTGTACATTGTTTCACGTGTTGCCTTCAACGCCGAAGAGTGAGCAGACCTGTTAATACGACCTTGCACCACAGAAGAAGTAAGATCCTGCCCTTGATCTTGGGCAAGTCTTCCTAGTTCTTTCTGCCGCGCAATATAAACGTTGTTGTAAAAAGGGTGACGAAGAAGTTTGTCTTCGGGAATACTACCCAAACCTTTCATTAAACTTGAAGAAATAGTGTCTGCCTTGTTTGCTGCACCCTTAAACAAACCGACCGCCTCGTCACTACCAAGGCGACCAACAAGAACAGGAAGTTCGGAAGAACCGATAGCGGAAATAACTTCCGTTGAGGTCAGGTCACCGCGTAAAGATATTTCACGTAGACGTGAACCTTGAGGCAACTCGTAGTCAAGACGCTGTATAGCCTTAGACAAGTAAGTATCAATTTCCGTAGAGTTACCCATCGGGTTCTTCGGTGAACCAAGATCTTTACGGTACCGAATACCATCAGGTGAAGTAAACCAAGCCTTAATGTCTTCGATTGGTTCGTTTCTAATAATCATTTGAGCAACAGGATCTGTGGCGTACCGACGGTTAATGCGAACCGCGTACTCAGCCCAGTAAACATTCATTTCTGCCGGTGCCAACTTAGAAGGATCAATCTTGTCGTAGTCGTGCTGGGCATTCCTAGAACTAATGCGAGACTGAAAGGAACCCTCGAAGACGTTACGTACGGTAGAGTCAGCGGAAGAGGATAGCAGTGCCGCCCGTCCAGCGGGACCCTCGAAAGCGCCAGCGTAAATAATGTCTTCGCCGTTGGCGTCCTTAGCAACAACGTTACCTTTTTTGCCAAGAAGTTTACGACGAGAATCTTTAATGCGAAGAACAGTTAAAGCGTCTTCGATCTCTTTAGAGAGTTCATCAACTTTACGGATCGCTTCGTTTTGTTCTATGCGAGCCGCGTTCATTTGACCGAGGCGAGGTTGAGTTTTTGTTAACTCAATCTTGTTGGCCTTGGCTAGTAAACGGTCACGTTTGCTGGTAAGTTTTTTTATTTGAGCAGCAGACTCGACGGTTTTGACTTTCTTAAGTTTGCTTATTTGGGAGGTTAAAGCAGCAGCGTCGTTACGAAGACTGACTCCCGCTGCAATACCAGCATCTTTGAAAACCTGATTCAAAACACCACGAGCATTATCAAGGTTGTCTCGCGCTTGTACAAGAACTCTTTCTTGAGTTGCGACACCTTTCAGTCCACGGCGAACAGAAGCAGAAAGAAGAATGTTTGCAGGCAACGCAGCGAACGCTTGAGGGTTAGCCATAATCATGCCGGACACTGCAACACCACGAAGGAAACCTTCTGCAATGTTACGTTGCGTGTAACCTAAACGGATGAGAACACTAAGTTTCCACACCTTGTTTATTTGGTCGGCAAGTTCTGTAAGATTCTCAACCGTGCGAAGGGCTTCTTGATGTCCACCAACAACGCGAGAAAAAATCTTTGTGTCAATCATTGGTATGGTTGCGTCGAGTTCAGCATAAAACATGGGAACTTTAATCATCTCGCCTGTGTCAGGATCAGCATAAAACTTTGTTTTAGTTTTAGAAATGTTTCTTAAAGTCATGGCTCTTTTAGCCTTGTAACCATCGTAGACTGCCTGTGCCGCTTCAGGAGTAATGTTTTTCTTCGTGGCAACAGTCTTAACGTAGGCAAGTTCCATGCGGTCAATAACAGCGATACGATCCGCTGGGCTTTGAGCAGCAACAAAATCGTTAAAGTAAATGGTTGCCTCGTCCGTTTGGATTGATGAACGGCGAAGCCAGTTCGCAATCTCACGGTGACTGTTCTCGCCGTCACCACCCTTAACATCAACGATGCCGTTAGGTGTGCCTTTACCAACCCAACGTATAGCAGTGATTGGGCGTGAACTGGCTGTCCTCTCGATAGCATCATAAACAAGATGACCATTGCCGGGAATCGTGGGTGGCACCTGTACTTTACGAAGAGGGTTACGTTGCAAGTTAGTTGACGCTGCACCACGACGGTAAGCACCAGCAGCACGAACTAGAGGCGCACCAATCCTAGCGCCACCACGTTCAATAAGTTGACCGGAGAAAACATCCAATGCTTCATCCGCGACAGGAGGTGCCCCGTCAATAACTCCTGCTTCATCAGCAATCGCAGCAACACGGGCGTTCTCTGCTTCCTCAATCAGTTCGTCACCAAACTTAGCCTGATCAGTGGTCATGTCAGAGATTTCGCCAACCATGTTGTCTGCCGCAGCAGAACCGGGAACTGGATCAAAAATGTTTTGGTTCATCGAAGTGCTCAACTTGTCGTACAAGTCCTTGTTGACTTCACGAATCTTAACCCACGAGTCAGCATGACCAGATATGGCGTTAAGGACAAGAGCGCCCTCAGCAGGGTTACTCATAGAAGTTTCGTTAGCGAGAATGTCTAGAGTGGTTTTTTTGCGGGGAGAGTTTTTTACGTAGACACTGTTAATCAAAGAATCAGCAGTACCATTAAGAGCGTCCGCTAACCGGACACCCTCAGTGCTTAACTCTCCACTGTTTATTGCTGCCTTGTAGTCCCCACCAAACTTAGCAATGATGGCTGCTTGCTCCGTGTTGCGGTCAGCAAAAGAACTCACTTGCTTAGCGGTACGCAACGACTGGTTACTCAAACCACCGAACTCGCCAACCTTACTTCCAATGCGAAGAATGCTGCTGGCTTTACCACCAATAATAGTAGGGTCAGCGGCAACCATCCAAATGGCGTCAGCGTAACCGGACATTGTTTGACCAAGCCCACCAGACTCGAAAGCCGCTTCGCGTTGTTCCTTGTTAAGGATATTGAAGTTTTCTAAATACAAGGCGTTGTTAGGGTCGTCGCTCTCACTCTTCGCAGACATCAAAGCGAAAGGAGTCTGCAACGTGGCAACGTTGATAAGCCACCCACCAAAACTATTGTTGTTTATGGCAGAGTTGGCGGTAACAACCTGACCTAAACTAATGTCGTTTGCCTGATCCCACGTCAAAGTTTCTATACCACCGGGTAACGCTGAGAAGGCAGCGGCACCAAGGTGGTTCATTTTCTCACTGCCCCAGTTCATTGCGTTAACAACAACAGAACCGGCATCTAGGCCAGTGCCAAGAACACGACCGGCAGTGTTCTCGTAAGCGTCACCAGCAAAAGGAACGTTGTTAATCCAACCAGTCTCGCCACGGATAAGTCCACCAAGGTCGTCAGGAACAGCCCTGTCCATCAGGTTCAGGAAGCCGCCAAGGAAAGAGTTGTCTTGGGCTTCTTCAGGTAAACCTTCAGTTAACTCTGGTGCGTCAGGACGAGAAATAGGTGCAGTGTTCCGAAAGTTTCTAGGCTCACCAATAGTTTCCTGTAGTGTACTATTTGTGGGTGAGGATACGCCACCGGAAAGGGACTTGATGGCAACCCAGTTCTTAGGTCGCGCACCTGCTGTTGGGCCTTTAGGCTTCTTATCTTCAGCCACTTACCCACCTTCCCTGTTGATAATGTTTTGCAAAAAATCGTCACGGTCTTGAACGTTCGACCATTTAACGTTAGACAAACCCCACACGATACCTATGTTTTGTGTACCGATAGCACCGACAACAGCGTCAATGTTTTCTTGTAAAGAAGGCATCAAGAACCCTGAACGTTTCTTAAATGGCGAACGAACCTTTTGAATCCGTCTAGTGAATCTTCACTCTCAGCCATTCTTATCAAGTCGGGAAGATACTTTTTGATTGCGGAAGCGTCGGAACGAGATTGTTCCACTGAACCCATTATTGATTGAGAACCACTACCGGGACCAAACGGGGCACCAGCAGTAACAGGTTCGTCAGGTCGTTGCGTGTCACTAAACAAAGGGGTGGAACTAGAACCGCCACCCATACCGGCAGGGGGGGCGCTCTTACCTTTGAGTCGTGGGCCTTGCATGTTCGTTGCACTCATAGGTGCGGAAGACTGCATTTCGTTAAAGTCGCTGTTCTCACCGTAAGGCATACCAGTCATTTGAGGCATAACCTGTCCGTCAGTACGACGAGACATAGAACCCGGTGCGCTCACGGGTGCAGGGTTACGAGGTGTGCGTGGACCACCTTGGCCTTCAGCCACTCACCTCACCATCCTCACTCAGTCTAATAACGTACGGGTCAATAAGTTCTTTACTAGGAGTGGGACCGTACTCGTCCTCTTCATCCTCTTCTTCTTCTTCACCATCAAAGTATCCGGTATCGGAAATGCTGCGGAGAGTGTTTTCCCACAAGTCACCCATGCGGTTAACCATATCGTCGGCAACATCAGGACTCCACGAGCGCCCTTCAGCGATAACAGAGCACCTGATGTCACCCCAAGAAATGTGCATACCAATGTCCCTACTTGCAGGTTTACCGTTCATTATGCACCCTTCCTTGTTTTAACGACAATAGTTTTTTACTTACCTTTAGTTCCACCGGGATTAGTACTGAACATGATCTGTCCTTTATCTCCGGGCTTTGGTGAGTTGCGACCGTCAAGAGGCGGTTGTGTTGGTGCTGATGCTGCCATGTTAGTTACCTTTCTTAGGAAGAGGACCTACCGTTGTTTTAACGTTAGGCATTACAGTTGAATTCTCCGGATGGTTCGGTTCACTTTTACTTTCAGGGTCCATCCAGCAACCACAAGACATACACATGCCGCTACTTCTTTCTACTTGATGAGGATTTTTTGGCAGCAGCGTTATCAACCAAGTTAGGGTAAGGACGACCGGCTTTCTTGGCTCTAGCCTTAGCGTTGCTTTTTTGTGCAGCAGTTAAAGGAGTGGAAGTTTTCTTTGGATTCTTTTTTTCCCAAAACGGCTTCTTCTCTGCCATTACTAATACTTCTTCTTCATTGCTGAGTTCTTCATGATTGAACCATTAGGCATCATATGGGAACCTTTAGGAACTTTTTTCTTTGGTGCAGTCGTGGCCTTTTTTGCTGGTTTTTTATCCACTGTTTATCCCTTTACCATTTGACTTTATCGGCCCAATAAGCCGCTGACATTTTACCTTTAGAAATGTTTGCTGCGTGACGAGCCTTAAACGAAGCCTGCCTAGCGGAAGGTTGCTTATCACCAGTAACACCTTGTTGTCCAAAGCGAATCGTTTTAACTTGATCGCCTTCCTTTGCAACAACAACGTGAGACTTAGTGGCGTGGCTGGGTGTACGTTTAGGTTTATTGAAACCAGTAACACCCGCCTTCTTTAAGCGAGGGTCAGGGGTGGAAGCCACCCTACTTACCCTTCTTGTTATAACGTCCCTTTTTAACTTCAACCTTAGAGCCAGCCTTACCACGGGTAGTGTCAACAACAAGTTTAACCACACCAGTAACCTTACGTTCAGGCTTACCGTACTGTGCAACGTAACCCTTCTTTACTTCCTTGCCGTTAACCATGTCGCCCTTCTTGACGTACATGGTTTTGGATTGGGAAACGACTGGCTTTTTAGTGGCAGGTTTACTTGCCTTGGAAGAAGCACTAGAACCCCTAGAAGGAGCACTCGCGCTTGGCTGAGGTGTGGTTGTGGAAGTAGGAGTAGTTTTAGGTTTATTTGTTTCTTGGGTTTTGGCAGTCTGGTTCGTGGTTTTCTGCAATCTGCTCTTTGCGCTGGAGGTAGTGGTAGCAGGTTTAGCAGGCTGATTTTTGGCTCTACGTGCCGCCATTGCTGCACGGGCAGAGTCGTTCTTCTTGTAGTCGGCAACCATTTTTGCGCTCTTTATTTTAGCGGCCGCCGCCTCTTCCCTTTTGACGGCAACAGCACCCTTCGTCCTGACCCATGTCCCGGACTTTGTGCTCCACTCATACTTGTTACCATCCGAGTCGTATTTAACTCTAGGCTTTACGGCCATTGTTTGCTCCTTAGATAGGTAGGCGGCGTGTAACGCCAGCCTGCAAGTTAGGTTGCCCATTAGAACCCATGGACGCAAGAAGGGTTTGCATGTCAGGTGCACCACCCGGACTCATGCCGGACTGTCCCGGTGCAACCCCACGGAGTTGACCAGTGGCATCATTTAGGCCCGGTAGTTCGTTACCATCACCGCCGGGGGGAACCTCGCCAGAGGGACCCAGCATCTCAGCGTTAGGGTCATCAACACCTGACTGTTCAACCCCCGGCAGCATGGGAGCAGGCTCAGGAGCGAAGGCTTCTGAGACAATCTTTTCCATCGGTAAACCTTTTTGCCTACCAATAATGATTTGGGATAGACGTGCAAGGATCTCTCCGGGGTCTTGACCGTTCTGTGCAAGGATAGGTATGGCTTGTGCGTAACCCGCGACAGCCTGCTTCAACGCATCCCTGAGTTCTTCTATGTCTACTTGTTGTTCTTCTTCTGAGGCGTTCAAAGAGAAAGGCATTTGGCGGCGAAGGAAGTCACGGGAAATCAGTTTGTCTCCACGGGCCTGCAAACCAAACACGAGTGCCCTGTTGGGGTCTAGTCCGGCCATGAGACCGTACTGAACGTCAACAGTGTAGTCACCGTCAATGTCTTTTTCTGGGCGGTACTTCACCTCATACGGGGTACCGTCGGCGTTACCTCGAACAGTT